AAAGCGGAAGAGCGATAATTTCTCGAAGTTCTGTTGGCCTGATGAATTCCATTGCACACACCTCAAATACTGTTTTTATATACAGTAGTTTTATTTGTAAGTGTCCGCAAGATACAGGCCCTATCGTCACTGCTTAAAGCTTCGCCGTTTCGTTTCTAAGTTTCTCACTCGTTTCGAATTATCTCTTTCGTAAATTTTTCGATAATGGCTCTGTGTGAGCAGAATTAAATCGACCAGAGTTCGTTTTTGCAAACGACGAGTTGCATACTTTTCAGTTTCCTTGTCGGATCGCCTCGACCTTTTTCGTTAATTCTTCAACTTGATTCATCAGTGCCAGGATGGCTTCGTGGTGAAGCGCTGCGGCCGCGCCAGCTACATCTACCGATAATGTATCTTCTATCTTTGTCCCATCATCAAGGATGGTTGTGCCGCCGATGAAAACAGCCGTCGGCATCACTTCCATCAGTTCCTGCGCGATAAACCCCTGTCCCGGAGGTGCGTTATCCAGTCGTTCCCACGTATAGCCATGTAGCAACTTCATTTTTTCAAGCGGAGACTCAATCGGCCTGGTATTTGTTTTAATGCGATGGTCGGAATTATTGACCCATGAACCGTTATTCGCTGTGGCGTTCCCCCCGGCGGAAAAAACCCAGTTGGTGTATGTGCCATTAGCCTTGTCGATGCCAATTGCAATATCCTGAATATCATATCCACCACCCCGGCGCGCACCTATGTAACCAGTATCGTTAAAATATTGAAATGACGACCTGCCAATAACACCACCTACAGAGCCAGTATCAAATGACTGGATTCCAACTTTGTTACCTGCTCCAGAATTAAATGCCGATGTAAAAAGTGATGGTGATGTCAGCGTACCCCCGGTCTTCCCGTTCACCGTACCGAGGCGAGCATCATCGCCAGCGGCCACAGTTCCCGCTACCGTGCCAACGTTTCTGCTGGCACTGTTTCCTAAATCTGATCGCAATACGACATTGTCAGACAGATATTTCCATGACGGGCCGGTGAACGTCGTACCGTCTGGTAGCTTCACAGTAATGTTGCCAGCAGCACTAAAAACCTGTTGCCAGTTCTGTTTGTCGTAATTCAGTCCACGCAGTGCTTCAGCGCTTTGCGCCACCAGCGCGGCAGTTACCATATTCAGCGCCACACGGGGGACGGCTGACCAGGCCGCACCAGATTGCGTTGGCCCGGTGAAGTTGCTGACAAGCGTGAGCTGCGTGCCACTGTCAACCGTTTTCACTGGGAGCGTATAGGGCACACCGCCCACAGTAGAGACAATGAAGTCACCTGCAGAGAGTTCAGTTGAAAAAGCAGTTCCGGAACCGCCAACAATAGCGGACCCGTTTGTCAGGGTGATGGTACCTGCCGACATAAAGGACTCCTGAATTCAGATAATAAAAAACCCGCCGGAGCGGGTTTTCGTGTTGTTCATTTTGAACAGGTCGACCTGGTGAAGTTGTTTTTGCTCACCCATCGCCAATTGAAGGGAAAGCCTGCCCTATATTCTGTCTGATTAGCTACTTTACGCACGCCGTAAATCTGCACCGATACTTCATTTCCCCCGATCAATGTGGTGGCTTCGCAAACGGGAGTTTGTTTCTCGATTAGGGGTGACGAGCAAGCGGAAAGAAAACAGCATATAAGTGCACAGCCAATTAAAGGTTTCATCATTCATCCCTGAGCTAAATAAACGCTCTAAAACGTTAACCTGGAGGAAAAAACAATGAAAATAGATTTTATAGATCAATATCTTTAGATTGATCGTTTTGAACGATCATTTAATCGTAAGCAGATGTATTGATGGCGGTCAAAGACGTCCCCGTATTGGTACCTCCGCCTGGTGATCCTGTCCCGGTTGATGTCCCACCTGCGTTTATTCTTGTACTGCCTCCGTTAAATCTGCACGATGAATACGCGTTGATCGTATAAATGGTCGGAGGCTTGGTCGCGTTATTAGTGATAATTGTCTGACCAAGCTGTGCAGGAGCTACAGCCCAAGATCCAGACAGTGTCTGGTCTATGTTTATGCCTCCGTTTGCACCAGCATCGCCCACTGTTTGCAGATCAGAAAGCACCCTTGATTCGTTTGTCAGAACAAGTTTTCCCGTGGCATCCCAGATAGCAAATCCCCACGCTGGTAGTGTTTGCGGGAATATTGCGAAGACGTATGCAGTAAGCGTAAAGCTCTGGTTATACGGGTTCACACCACCAATATATACATTTCCTCCGAGTCGATATGACATGACTGGTGTCGGCTGCGCCGTATCAGTAGTTTTGATAAACACCATTACCGGATAATCTGCGGGTAAAGAAAGATATTGCGTTACCTGCTGTGAACTGCCGTTTGGTGAGGAGTTAAACGTGTATTTACTGTAGAGACAGAATGGAGTTGATTGCGGCGTAACAAAGGGATTTCCATTATCCATCAATATCATCGCACCATAATCAGCCATTATGCTTTCTCCATAAAAATAATCAGTTCGCATTTAGATGCCGGATAATTGCCCAAGCCCGTTTCTGATGCGGGTGTCACAGCAATGGTGTTCCCGCTCGCTACAATTCTGCGTCCGACACTGTTTCCCCCCTCGTCAAGAGAAACAACAAACCCCACTTTAAACCCCTTAGGTAGGCTAAAGCTCCATGCCCCGGAGTTCTGCCCTGCTGCTAGTGGAATACGTCCAACAACCGAAACTGGCTTAATGCCATAGTTATTTGGACTTCCACTGGCATCCCATGTTTGTATACCCCATGACATCAGAACACTCCTGTCAGTTTGCCAATCTGTACGCGGAGGACACCGTTCTCATCCCTGATGCTGTCAGTAATGTTCGTGGTCTTTCTTGCACCCTGACCGTCACTACCGTAGTTTTCCCAGGTACCACCTTTATCCAGTTTCCATCCGGATTGTCCGGCAACGTAATTATTGGACTGGATGAAATTGCCAATTTTGGCATTGGTGATTGTGCCATCCTGAATAAATGCTGAGCTCATAAAGACCTGACCATTAACCACCGCGAACGGTGAATACTGGGCGTCACCAATGCCACTCATCAGTACAAACTGATTAGCGTTGAACCCAATACGGGTAACTGCCGGTTTCCCGGCCTCAGCAAGCACAGCAATCGACATCCCGGCGTTGTACATCACGCCGTTTATCCTCACGCCTGTTTTGAGGGTGTAGATTGCCGAAGCACCAGAGGCATCGACGACGGCTGTGAGCTTGTCTTCCAGGGAAGCGGTGACGTTGTCGATCTGCGCCTGCACCTGTGTCGACATTTCGGCCATTGCCCTATCTACCTCAGCAATAGTCGTTTTCACAACCATGATATCGGCGCGTACTTCTCCGTATTGCGCCCATTGATGTTCAACTGTTCCATGGTTGGCCAGCGCGTTCTGCATTGCAGCTTCAAGATTGGTATCAATATCGCTGGTCAGACGGTCGCCGTCGGCCGAGGTAAGGAAATCGTCTGCGATTTCACCCAGATAATCATCAGCATTATCGTTAGACATTCCCCTGATCCAGTCGGTATAGCCGGACTCGTTACCCGTTCTGTCAACCAGCTGGGCGCGATACCAGAATTCCTGCCCAGCTTTCAGCCCGAGCTGGGTATATTCAGCAGATGGATAAGGTACGTCCGATAGCAGCAACGGATCGGAAAAATCGCTGTTGGCCGTGTACTGGATTTCTGTTTTGAGGGTATCGCCGGTGTTTTCCGGGAACCCCCAGTTCAGACGAATACCCCAGTTAATGCCCGTAGCCATAAAGCCCACTGGCTTGGGAGGATTGCCAACTTTGCCGGTCAACGTCTTCTCTTCTGAATATCCCCATCCGGAAGAAATTTCAGCTGCGTTGATAGCACGCACGCGCACCAGATAGCGTCCGGCGTAAATCCCCGGGACGTCGAATGACGTGGTGGAACTGCGAGGCACGTTAACCCAGTTTCCGTCGTTGCGGCGCCATTGCGCCTCATAGGCGATGGCATTTTGTGCCTGGTCCCAGCTTACGCGCATGGTTTCGACGCTGATATTTTGCTGAATCACCGAAAACGAGCTGATCGCGATGTTGACTGGC